TACAGAAACATAGCTAATGATTTGGCTGGCTGCTATATCTGCATCGGTAAGGCCTGTATTATCGTAGGTGTCACTATCGGAAGGCAGATCATATCCGTATTGGAAAGCCAAAGCTTTTGCCCCATACCAACTATTCCTATGTGGTTTAAGAGTGGCAATAGTGTTGTTCACATCACTTTTAAAGATATCCTGTAGATTCTCGATTGTCCATTGACAAACGGCCACCACATAGCACAATAAACGCCATATAGACACCTTACTTGTGCTTGTGAGTAAAGGCCCCAGGGTAGGATCAGCCTGAACCTGGGCAATTAAAGCGTTATTTATATCGGTGATTGATCGTGCCATTAGTTTACAATAAATGAGTTTTGAATTTGCATAAATCCGATACCTCCCAATGGCAAATCAATATCCCTGATCCCTGTTGCGGGATGCACTTTCTGAAGTATCAACACTACCAGTTTTAATGGGTTAACTGGCAATGGAGAATAGTAGGTTCCACCCACTGTTAAATCGCTTGTCGGGGAAACCTGGTTCAGGATAGCCAAATCGAATAAACGGCCCAAATCCCCTGTTTCCTGAATAGTCAAATCCAGTAAAGTCTGCAACAACATTGCCTGAACCGGATTCTTAGTAACCTGTACGGGAGGCACCTGTGTACTTGGCATCACCTGTCGGGGGGCTGTATAGTCCGGAATTGTCAATAAAGCCCCAACAGCAGGCTCATCAGTTATGCCTATGCCATTAGCGATTGCAAGTGCAAATAGCCCCTCTACGGTGCTGTATTCGCTTTCAGAGATATCTGTCAGCACTTGATTGGTTAATATGGGCTTAGTAGCTGGCATCTATGGTTAAATTCGTTCCGTCATAATTAAGGGCCGTAATGGTCATTCCGTCTTGTGTAAACTGGCTACGGATTTCTCTCATCATAAGGGCGGGATCTTCCCCTTCCAGGAATTCGTCTATTCCTACCCCCACAGTTGGAAACTGCTTGAAGCTTCCTTTAGAAGAAAGTAACAACAGCTCCTGATGTTGTTCATCACTTCTACCGACAACAAAATCACCATTGGCGATCTGTAAATCAAGGTTGCTATCTAAGAGTAAGTCCTGCATTATTGTATTGTTCCTGTTATACTATTTCCTGTTACTGCTGTACTTCCTGCTGTTAATCCTGTACCTGGTACATGCAATTCGCCATGAGCCTTAATGTGATTGATTATTTCTGTGGCTACAGCCGTCCAAAATGCTTGTCTGTATGCAGCCATAGCAACCGGATCAGTGATATCTATTGCCGAATCATTAAACGATTCACTGGCTGTGTAGATAGCCGCTCCTAAATCAGATGCATTAAGTGCCATTTAAAATATTTTTAAACATGGTTTTAGCCTGTTCCAATTTCACTACATCAACGTTGCGACCCTGTAGCACGATAATGTTTTCGACAGCCTGAATAAATAAACTCATCGCAGACCATAGATCATCGCTCCCTTTTTTGATCACATGGCCACTATTGGTTACCTCATAGCTTACCGATCCGATCACTAATCTGTATTTATCATACGATCCGGCTGCTATTAACATCCACTGATCATCATCCTCTATCCTGACCGCTAATGCCCAGCTTCCAACCGTAGGAAAAAGGGTAATAGATTCGTTATCATCCAATACAGGTCGAAGCCTTACATCCGGTGTTTGAACTCCCTGATCATCTACCAGGACACATGTAAAAGAACTATCATCAACACTAAGGGTAGTGGCAATAAGAGTAGGTTTAGGGCCACCCTTATTCACCCATTCACGCAATGCCGATCTTATCTCTTCTTCTCTACCCATATCAAACTGTTATTCCGATATCTAATATTTGACGGCCACCGGAAGGGCCAAAACTTCCATCAATTCCTTCAATCACATAACTGCCTGTTCTTTCATTGTACTGTGGATCAGTGATCCGGCTTACTCCATTTAATGAGACCACTGGTTCCAGGAGGGTGGTGATCTTTCCGGTGTAACCCTTATTATTTTTAGTCAGCTGCAAATCTGACTGAAGCTTTTTTGCATAGGCAGAAGATGCGCTAATACCCCATAATTTCATTCGCTTCGTATCCGATACATTCGCAGTAGATGAATGATTAAACCCACCCGCCTTAGAAGATGAGGATAATTGAATATTTACCTGTGATCCTTCCCGCTCGGTATCAAATACCAACTGACTGTCCTTGATTACATTCCAGTTTAAACGATGCTGTACAGGAGTGGCATTCTTGTAGTAATTCTGATCGTAACCATTGAAATATCGCAACCCTACATACAACTCCTGAAAGTTGAAATAAACCGTTTGCAGCATCTTCTCTTTAAACCATTCCAAAACCTGAACTCCGGAGGCATTTTCAAATTTTGCCTGCTCCACTATTACATCCGGAATACTATTAGATAAGGTTATTCCGGTACCCTTTACCAGATCACCCAAGATTGTTTTCATGGGAGTATTAACATAGGTTCGATTAACCCGGACATTATTGAGCAGATAACTGTATCCTTCGCACTCGATAGTTAAAGGGATATTCCAGTCAATCCTTTTGATAAACCCTTTGAATTGAAGGTTATTATTACCATCATAACCACATTCGATAGTAACTGCATTGCCTGGCTTGAATTGTAATCCGGTAGGAACGATGTTACCATCATTTACATCTCCGGGTTTTATAAGCCTCGATTTAGCAGGTAGCACTATTTTAGCACTGTCTGCGTAGTTATCCATTTTCCTACTCCATGTGCATGAGTGGCATTTGAAAGGATTAAACCCTTGAATGGTAATATTTCCTGTCATTACAAAACTCATGATCCAGTATAGATTAATGTGAATATGTTATCACTGGCAAGTTTCATAGTAAATGGCCGTACATGCTTTTTTCCACCACGTACTTCAGGTAAATCAAATGACTCAATTACCACCTTGGTATCCTTATCGAAAAAAATATCGGTAAGGGCGTTTGATAACCGTAGGCTGTTTCCACTTTCATGAAAGGATTTAAGTTTCTCTAAATCACTTGTAGGAAAGAATCTATTTTCCTTATCGATAAAAAAACCATTGATTGTGATATCATAATCATCTATTGAATAGAGTTCTTTTACGCTTCCAACCCTTTCATTTAGATTGGTCTTAACCCATTGGCTTTTGCCCATTACACGAATAACAGTATAGGGCAGATAAAATTCATTAAAGGCATTGTCAAAGAGCGTTGTAGGAAGCCATATTTCAACTCCCAAATAAGTATCCTGATAAATTGATCCTTTGCTTGTTACCTGTGGTGTATTCGTATTCTTCTGGTTAATTTGATAACCACCCATCGGGTAGTTATAATCTTCTGGAACAATACTGATCGAATCACCCTTTATTTCTTTAGGTGTTACTTTTTGAACTACATACGGTCTGCTACCAAATGTCTTTTGGTATAAATCAGCCAGTTCAAATACAACACTACTCATCGTTAATTCTGCATTTTAGCACCACTATATAACAGACGCAGCAACATCTCTTCCAGCTTAGGTTCCATTTCTTTAAACCCTTCCGTGGCAGATGCACTATGTATTTCTAACTTCTCAATGAACTTTACTCCATTAATATTGATAATTCTCGGGCCACCGCTTGTAATACCTCCTACAACTCCTCCATCATCAGCATTTGATAAACCGGAACCCTTTTTTTGAGCAGCTGTCATGCTATCAATACCCATGTATTGATTGATTTGATTGCCTAAAACTTCCTTTGTTTTATTGATACTTTTTATCGTTGGAGAGAGCGCATTAATCTGATCTACCGCCTTATTTTGCAGTTTAATCGCATTTTGAATATCATACAACAAATCCTCTTCTAAAGAACCCTTTATACCTACTGTTGCGCCAGTTGTACTGTTTGTACTATTCTTATAATAAGATTGCACCTGACCCGATTTCACTTTATCCTGTAAATATCGAATAGCAGCAATCTGTTTTTGTCCAGGACTCATTGAAGTATCCTGCGCTATTTCAGGTATCTGTCCTATATAGTTCCAAATATTGCCAAAGGAATCAGCCTCTAACTTTTTAGCATTAGCATATTGTGAAAGCACTCCCGCATTAGTCTTGTCAAAACTTTCAATGAAAATTTTATTTTTCAATGCAGTGGTAACATTATCAATATTGGTAGCCAGTTTTCCATAAGCGATATGTTGCTCATCTATCCCTTTAACAATATTGGGGTTGATTTGCTCGAGTTCACGAAATAACTGTAACTGCCTGTCATGAGAAGTATTGGAAGAAGTTAATTCCGCTTGTAATGCCCTTATTTTCAGAATCTGATCACCCAGCTTCTTCTCAAGTGGAATTTCAACAAAATGTTTAGTCCAGGTAACTAAGTCAATCATTAATCCCACTACAGACATGTAACCCATCTGCATTCTTTCACCTAATGCTATTTTTAAACTGGCTATCCGGCCTTCTAACATTTGCGTTTTACCAGCACTTGTTTCTGCCATTTTACCCAGCATATCATGAAAGCGGCCACCCGGGCCGGTAGCGGCCTCAAATGCCTTTTGAACCATAGTGGCACTAATTGCCCCTTTCTTCATTTCTTCCCTCACTTGTGCCATGCTCTTACCCGTCATCTCGCTGATCTGCATCAAAGGATTAAATCCGGCATTGATAAACTGCCTTACTTCTTTTCCTGTAATACGTCCGGTTGCTGTAACCTCAGAGAAAGCAAGTGTTAAGTGCTGCAAACGGTTTGCATCACCCATACTTACATCACCTAACATCCGTAAATCCTTAGTGATATCAGCAGCTTTCACACCAAATCCAAGCATGGTTTGGGCGTTCTTATAGACTGCTGGCCCCATGATCGTATTTTCCTTCAACCCTCTCAGATCATCGGCTAATTGGCCTCCTATTCCATTATTTCCTGTGAGAACCTGGTAACTCTGCCTTTGTGCGCCAAATTGATTAGCTGCCTCAATACTACTTTTTACAAATCCGAAAGCCTGTGAAGCACCAAAAGTCAAACCAGCAGCAATTGCGAGACCCTTAAGGGTACCTCCAATGCCACTGCTGAATAAACCACCACCCTTACCATCCATTTGGCTGATTTCTCTTTTTAGTGATTTGGCCTCCTGGGTGAGTTGTTTGAATTCATCTTTTAACCGTGTTCCTGCTCTTGAAAATTCAACGTCCTTTAACCTTGCTTTAAGCCCGTCCAAACTGGTAGCAAACTCCTTACTACTTTTCGTAGCACTTCCAAAAGACTGTTTGGCAGTATTAGCCATCTTTACGAGGCCACTGCTCATCATATCTTTCATCTGTACGTAAAATTCTAGGATGTCGCTCATGGTTGATTATTCTGAAGTATTCTATTAACCAGATTAGAAGTATCTCCGTCCTGTTCGAGTTTTCTTATTTTCAAAAGGTGAGATAGCTTCACTGCCAGGGCATAGTCACTCAGTTGCGATGCATCCAACCCCGGCAGGTAGTATTCAATCATCGTTTCAAAAAAGCCGAAGAGATCGTCTTCGGCTATTTTCGATGCACCGCTTATCTTTTTAGGAAGGACGCTTTTTTGCCTTCCAGAATTTTATTGAATTTCATGGCTGCGGGAATAAAGTATTCATCATCATCCATGATGCAGATATCGCCTTCCACCCAGCATTCACGCATACAAGCTTCCAAAAACACATACAACCCTTCGTCTTCAATTTTGGTACTTGCGAAACTTAGGATATGACGATCGATCGGTTTCATGATACCCAGCTTTTCGATACTTCCATCATCAGCGATGATAGGCAGGTACCATAAGCCTTTGTATTTATTGCTCCAACCTAATACTGTATCCTTAGTGAATCGTTCAAATGCGAGTTCTTCGCATTTATCTCTCAATTCCTTTTCTTTAGTAATGCGGTCATTCTCCCGCATCGTCTTTAGTGTAGCTTTGTTGTTGTTGTTATTTTGTATCATAATAGTGGTTTAAACTGGTATTAAACGAGTACTGTTTTGAGTGATTTGAATGGAAGCGTTACCTCGAACATCTTTGCATTTTGCTCACCTGATATTTTATAGCTTCCGATTTTTACCATTTTAGCCGAAATAGTCTTATTAGGACTAGCATTTAAAGTTGCAGGTGATATTAATTGCCGCATAAGGAACCTCGGTGATATCCTCATAACCCGCCCTTACCGCAGCTGCATTGAGCAAATCCAGTTCATATTTCAGTAACTTAATGGAACCCGGATAAGATTTATTGCCACTTGTAATATCGAGAGGCTCATCACCTGCACCGTAGATATATTCATCATCAATAGTCTTTTCAAATTCAAAACCCCGGATACCAATAATGGTGCGTCCTAGCATTTTGATACTTGTTTGTGACCATGCACATTCAGTAGTAGAGAATCCCATATAGTTCTTTTAAGGTTATTGATTATTAGTATTAAGCATTCAATCCAATAGTGATACTGATATAGCTAGTATATCCTTTTGGTTGTATGCCTAACTTCAGACTTAACTGGCTGGTATTAAGAATATTTGATTTAGTGAAAGTCACTACCGGATCACCACTCATTTGCTCTGACATGGCTAAATTGATCTGTTGTGAGATTGTATCCTGTAAGTGTAACAGATCAATATCAGTGATGTTGCCATTATCGTCAACATCCACATCGTTTTCAATTTGTTCCGTGAAGGTGGCAGCAGCTATTACCGCAGCTTTGTCCAGGACACAACCGTATGCCCATAGACGCTGATCATCTATACTGGCCATGTGATCAATACCAAAGTAGATACCCGCTTTTTGAGGATGTACCATGAAACTGATATATCCTTTATCATGCAATGCTTCCAGATTGGCCATTGCAAGGATATTTTTCGAACCGATATATGCGTTGGTTAAAGCAAGAGGGCCATTGAGTACTTTACCGACTTTAATATGGGCACCGTATTTGGCTTTTCTTCCTAGTGCTGTGCCTATGGAAGCTGATCCATCATTAACCGAGCCACCCAAAACAATACCCGCTGCGCCGTTGGTAAGTGTAGAAGGTGATAAGATTACATTACTTGCTTCATTAGCCAGCAATACCCGGCCTTCAATGATCACACGAAGGAAGTTGTTATTTGCATTTTGATTGGCTACAAGTGTACCTGCTGCTGTTACAGCGGCGGTAACATCCGAATCGATATAGTTTGCACCACCATTA